AGCATTATCAAAGACCTTAATTGTTGTTGGCTTGCTTCCTGTCAAAACAGCATGAATTGAAACCAACTTACATTGTCCAGCGTTAATTGCTGCTGATGATGTTTTTACTCCGCTACTTCTGCAACTCGCCATGATAACACCTCGTTCAATACACCGTTATGGGTTGCCCCATATAACGGTGTCGCTCACTCTTCGGTTAAAGAAGACTTTTTGGCTTTGGTAGCCGTTGTTTTCTTCTTTGTTCCCTTCTTTGGAAGAAACCTTGTAGCCAATTCATTATGGGTTTTAATTTCTTGACCAATTTCAAGAGAAATAGCAGGGAAATGTTCAGGGTCAATAGCCATCATTTCCTTTCTATCTTCTTCTTGAAATGTAATTTCAAGGTTAGAATCACTTAAGCGAAGGAGAGCCGCAACTACAGGCAATTGAATTGGGGCATCCCTAGTTAATTTTTGACCATGAATAATGAATGGATTAAATCCACCACTATCGGAAACCTCAACTTTAACCAAAAGAAACACCTCAAAGGTTTCCAGTCACTTTTAGTCTAACCTTACCAATGTCGCCAGAAGCAAGGCTAGCAGAAAGTAAAGCGGCTGAACCAGTAGTATAAGCGTAAAGGTAAAAGAAAGTCTTATCGTTGCTAATATCACCAATAATGATATTAACATCGTGATTTTCTTGTCCAACTAGTTCAACATGACTGATGCTTGCTAATCCAAAAGAAGTAGCAAGAATCTTTTCACCAGCATGAGTAATCTCTTCGTTTCCGCCGCTATCATCGCTCGCTACGCTAACCAAAGTCATAACAGAATCTGTTGAATTAGTTAATGCGGTAATTCTTGAAACCAAAGCGTTATTTCCTGACGCTGAATCCGTAATAACCACATGGTCGCCAACAACAAATCCATCAAAAGCAGTTTCACTACCAGCAACAGTATAAGTGTTTGCGCTCGCAACGGCGGCAATAGTCAGATTATCTGCCGTAGCAGTTGTTCCTGTTCTATATGCCGTAATATCACAGTCTCCCAAAGAAACATATTCATCAGCAACCGCTTTAGGCTTTGTATAGCCTTTATGGTCTGCTAACAGAGTTACAGAATTTGTCATCTAAATCACCTCAAAGAAGGTTAGTAATCTTTCCTTGGCCCTTGAAGTAAGAACAGCCCATTTCACCAATTGTTCGGTAAAGAGCCTTGTTTCCAAGACGGCCAACACCAAATGGGTTTCCATTGGAAATACCATCCTCAAAGTATTGAGTTGGCTTCATAACCGACAACCAAAGGTGGTCAGTATCAAGAAGCAACATATCGCTGATACAGGAAGTATTTGCACCCGTTGAAGGCATAGCGGCAACAGGAATCAAAGGAATGTCGTAGTAAGTAGAAACACGGAAACCGACTTCTGCACCCTTAACACCACGAACACCGTTCACAGTTGGAACAATTTCCTTTCTGTCCATGAATCGCTCTTGAGCCTGAAGCAAGTCAGAAAGCGTTTGAAGCGTATCATATCCAGTAAGAATGACCTTTGGTGAACCACCAGCAATTCTCAAATCACGGAGCATGGAGTTAAGCACAGTCAAAGTAAATTGACGAGCATTTCCACTAGCATAGCCAGCACCGAAAGAAACAGCAGAATCAAGGAAAGAAGCGGCATCACGGTTTGTTCCGTAAATATGGCTAATTTCATTAGTAGTTGCCGAAGAAATCAAAACGGTTCCAGAAGCCATAGCATCCAATTCTGCCTTAGAAGAAATAATCTTGTAAAGAGAAGTGTAGTTGCGCTCAATGGTAGCAATTTGGTTGGTAGCATTCAAATCGTAGTTTTCAAGAGGCATAACGAGCATAGCATTCTGCACTTCAGAATGGTGCTTACCCATGTCTTCTCTCAATTGAGCACGAATATCACCGATACCATCATCAATAGCCGCCATTTCCATAGCAAGTTCCGAGAACTCAAATTGATGAGCAATAATCTTGGGACTCGTAAAGAGTTGAGTGTAAGTTGGAGCAATTGAAGCCAAACCGTCTTGATGGGTGTCTAAAGCCGCATTTTCGGGAACACCACCGATAAGGTCAGGACGCAAAGCCGCCGCACCAATGTTAGCCGCACTACCAGCGATATTAACGCCAGTCAAATCAAGGAAATTACCGCTACCACCAGCAGGTCGCTCCTTTAGGACTCTCCAACCGCTTGAAGTGTAAGGTCGCTTTGAAATAACCGAAAGTGCGTTGCATTCACGGTTTAACATAGACCAGACCTTTTGGCCGTAGATTTTGTTATAAAGAGCAGTAGTGTCGGAAATAGCACTAAAGCCATTTGCGGCGGTTCCTGCAACATCATGTCCAGCATGAATACCAGCAACACCACCTGCTTGCTTAAGCAATTGGTTGTTAAGGCCAGTATGACCAGTCAATCCGTAAGTCTGTCTTTCTAAGTCTGCAATTGTGTTAATATATCCTGTCATGGTAAATCACCTCAGTTAAATCCTCCAGCCATTTTATGAATATCTGACCAATCCATCTCGGCCAATTCATCCATAGTTGGGAGTTTAATTTGGGCTTCTTCTTGAGCCTTAATAATTTGGTTCTTCTCAGCCGTCAAAGACTTGCGAAGAGAAGCAAATTCATTCTTAAGAGAAGCAATTTCGGAAGCCGCATCATATTGCGACTTTGCGAGAATGTTCTCTCTTGAAGAGGTTTCAGCCTTGAAGCGAGCCTCAAACTGCTTTTGGAGGTTGTCGTAAGCCAACTTCTCCAACTGTTCTTGACGGAAAGCATCGTAAGCCTTCTCAATGTTAGCAACACTCAAATCAAGAGTTTTTAACTCATCGTTGTTAAATGCCTTAACAACAGGAAGGTCGCTGGCTCTTGGCTTGCCGTTGTCAATAACGATTCTATCGGCAGGTTCACCGATTTCAACGCCAGCACCATCAAGGGTAGAAAGAAGGGCTTTTGCCTCTTCATCCCGATACATCTTTTCATCCTCATCCATGAGTTTTTCGGACATCATTTTTTCATCTTCGTCCTCCATTTTCTCATCCATGAGTTTTTCAGACATCATCTTTTCATCCTCATCTTCCATCTTTTCGTCCATTTCTTCCTTACGCAGAGTATTAACCTCCGCCATAAGTGCGTCCAGTTCTTCTAAAGCCTTTTCAATTTTGCTCATATTTTTCACCTTTTTTTCTTGTTTAAGAATATCAAACTTTGCTTCGGGATTAATTCCTTTTTCACAGATAGTAACTTCATGTAATTCAAGTTTGCTAATTTCGTTAAATTCACCTAATTCTGAATTAGTCTTCTTTGTTTTTTGTAAAGCCTGTCCTCCAATACTAAATGACCTAAGCGAACCCTTTCTTATTCCTCTATTAATTTCCTTTGCTTTTTCAATATCATCTCTTAATTTGATAACTACAAAGAACCCGACATCATCTACTTCAGTTTTGAATAATCTTCCTGATTTATCTCGGTATGATTCTACTACTTGTCCGACTTGAACATTTGAATGGTTTGTCATTACATTTCTAAACTTTGGGTTCTCCATGTATTTACTAACCGCTTCTTTAAGGGCTTTGAGTGTGATTAAATCATTTTGTTTATCAACGATTTCAATGCTTGCATATCCTCCAATCATTAAATCGTCTTGACTTTTGAGAATCCTAAAATCGTGAGTGTTGTTCCTCATCACCGCAGAAGTCATTCTTCTCAACCCTTCTTATTCAATTGCAGTATATAAAGAACACCTATTCGTTGGTAGGAATGGGCAACTTGTTATACCTATCTTCGTAAATGTTCCACTTTCCTGTGTCCGAGTCGGTGTCTGCTGGCTTTTGTTTATATCCAGTCCAAGCAAGCCACATTTTTTCTCCTTTGACGGGAATGACTCTAATATGTAATTTAGTCTCAAATTTATTTCCTTCTAAGAAATATTCATGATAGCCATCTTTTTGAACTCCAAGTTTAATCTTACCAGAATCAATGACTTTTCCTCTTTCAACATTCTTTGAAACTTCTGCTGGATATTTACCAGCCGCACCGAATAAATCAAAGAGTTCTTCTTCATT